ATTTGTTATATAAAGATGCAGCAAATATGAAATCCAACCAACAAAATTTAGGAACAATTAAAAGCAGTAATTTATGTACTGAAATTATTGAATATTCTAATGAAAAAGAAACAGCAGTATGTAATTTGGCAAGTATTGCTCTACCTTCTTTTGTAAATGTAGAGACAAAAGAATTTGATTATGAAAAGTTACATCAAATTGTAAAAGTAGTTACATGTAATTTGAATAAAATAATAGATATTAATTTTTATCCAACTGATAAAACAAAAAGAAGTAATTTTCTTCATAGACCGATTGGAATTGGTGTTCAAGGATTGGCAGATACATTTATTATGATGGATATTGCATTTCATAGTGATGAAGCAAAAGAAATAAATAAAATGATATTTGAGACAATTTACCACGCTTCATTAGAAATGAGCAATGAAATTTCTATAGAAAGATTGGAACATATAGTTAAAGTAAAAAATTCATTCTCTGATGAATTGGAATCTATTTTCCAAAAAGTAGAGAAAGATGACTACTATAAAGATTTAAGTGAATTTTTAGAATATCCAAAAGATCCAAATGTTAAAATTATTTTGGCAGAAATGTTGTTACAACCTCGTTATTGTGGTTCATATAGTTCTTTTCTAGGTTCTCCTATTTCACAAGGCAAGTTCCAGTTTGATTTATGGGGTATTACACCTTCTACGAAATATGATTGGGGTAAATTAAGAAAAGATATAATGGTATTTGGTATTCGTAATTCTCTACTTGTGGCACCAATGCCAACTGCTAGTACATCTCAAATTCTTGGATATAATGAATGTTTTGAACCTTTTACAAGTAATATTTATAGTAGAAGAACATTGGCAGGAGAATTTATTTTGCCTAATAAATATTTAATGAGAGAATTGATTGATTTAGGATTATGGAATGAAGAAATGAAGAATAACATTATTACAAATAAAGGTAGTATACAACATATAGATTGTATCCCAAAAGAAGTAAAAAATAAATATAAAATAGTTTGGGAAATACCAATGAAACATTTGATTGACATGTCGGCAGATAGAGGAGCCTTTATTTGTCAAAGTCAAAGTTTGAATCTTTGGATAGAAGACCCAAATTATTCAACTTTAACATCTATGCATTTTTATTCTTGGACAAAAGGATTAAAAACTGGTATTTATTATTTGCGTAGAAAAGCAAAACATCAAGCACAACAATTTACAATTGAACCTGAAAAAGAAGAGAAAAAATGTGATAATTGTTCGGCATAAAATAACATTTTTTTAGTTTTTTATTTTATCATATAAAATAAAAAAATTGAAATCTATTTTTATATATTTATAATAATTATATTACCTCAGTGTCATCAAGATCAATGGAATACACATTTGAACAAACGCAAATCTTTTCCGAGTTTATCTATCATTGTTTTGAAATAATGCAGAAAGAAGATTGGATTGATGAAAAGCGTGCAGATTATCAACGGAGCAATGAGAAAAAGGGGATTGTGATGGAATTCAATACTCCTATTAATGGAGTGGAGCCTTTGGGATTTTATGGTGTTGTAGAGAAATATGCGCGCGGAGACATCAATTTCGTCTTGAAGTTATGGTTCACTTATAATATCTTCAAAGACAAGTTGGATGACAAATGGTTTGACCATTGGATAAATGTTCATCATCCTACAAGTGGACTGACGAACGATCATTTGCGTATTTATTATGATTCACTTGAAATTGATGGATTGAAAGATATTTTAGGGTTGAGTGAAATTTCTTTGAAATAATTGTTGTTTTCCGTTTCTGTAATTTAATTAAAGTTTTTGTTTTTTTAATTGTTATATTATATGAATTTTATTATTTTTTTTATAATTCCATTTGCACAAAACATAATTAATATTTTAAATGATATTAATTATGAATACAGATTGTATCCGCGTTGGATAAAAAGAAAAAATGGTTCTTTAATAGAATGTAAAACAGATGATGATTGTTTATTTCCATCTGCTTGTTGTAATCATCCTTTTATACCTTTAGAATATTGTTGTAATGGATGGAATCGTAGAGAAATGAAATATGCATATAATTATAATTATATAAAAAGATAAATAATCATAATGAAATGAATATTTTATTTATTTTATTTTATTTCGTAAATGCCGAAAAAATTATAAGAAATGGAAATATTCCTTCTTGTAGAAATTGTAAATATTATAAACCACCATATTATAGTAGTAATTTTGTTTCAAGTATAAATAAATGTGAAAAAACAGGAATAAAAGATATCAATACAGATATCATAGAATATGATTACGCTATTACATCAAGAAAAGATGAAAATTTATGTGGGTTTAAGGGTAGATATTTTGAACGAGAACCAAATATGAATCTTAAAATATTAAAATTCTTGGTTGTTAAAAATATTCCAGTTTTAATTGTTTTATTTATTTTTTGGTCTATAATTACTATTTCAAATAATATTTATACATAATATAATGTTTAAAAATATATCCAATTTTTATAATGTAAATGATTATTTATATATATTAAATGCAGCAATCATTGTTGATCTAATTGTGATATATTTATCAAATATAAATTATATTAAAAGCGTTTCATTAAAAAAATGGTATAGATTATTTGGATTATCTGCATTTATTGCCGATGTGTTTTCTATCATGATTGGATTAATATTGGCAAGATTATTTTACAAAATGATATTTAAACATTTTCATTTGATTTTATTTATTATTCTTGCAGTAATCATTCAACTTTTACATGATTTATCATTTTATAAATTATTTTCTTCAGTAAAAAAAGGTACAAATCAAATGCTAGATGTATTTAAAGAATATGCAAAAGAAATGTCTTTTAAAATATTAATTGCCGATGCAGAAATGATTATTTCTACATGTATAATTGCTTCTATTTTGGCAAATTTTTCAATCAATATAAATATATTTTTATTTATTATTTTATTTTATATTTCACAATATTTTATTTATAATTAATTAATTAATAATTCTCTTATTTTTCGGTTATATTCAATAATATCTATATTATATCTCATCATATAAAAGCACCGAATACAAATTACAACATCGTATAAAGCGTTGTGTAATTTCTCTTCATTGGGCAAAACACCAAACAAAGTTTGATATAATATAGATAATTTGGGAATTTTATAATAATAAACCCCTTTATAATTTATTCCAACATTTTTCCAAACAGATTTTCCATGTAAAGCAGTACAGTAAAATTTATTACTGAAATATATTTCTTTAATATAATCATTAAATATAAGATATTTATCACTAGGTATTTTTCTTAATCTATCCATCTCTACAAGAAGCATATTTTTATCAAATTGTACATTATGAGAAACAATAATATCTGCTTTTTGGTAATCTTTCATAAATGTATGTAATACTTTATCAATGGTATAATTATAATCATAACGATATTTTCTTGTTTTTCTGCTCTTGATTCTTCGTGTTTTTCCTTGTGTCATATCTAATGAAATTTTATGAATTAAATAACTACTATCGGTTATTTCAACGCCATCAGGCAAACGAATTATTTCATTAACTACTTTGGCTTTATTTGTTAAATTGTCGTATAATATATAAGATAATTGAATGGCGTGAGGATAATCCGTTTCATTAGATGAACCAAACATCATTCCATTTTTATAAATAGTTTGTATTTCATAATCCACCCAAGAATTTTTAGGCAATCCAGATGTTTCAAAATCAAAAGTTAACACGAATCGTTCATTAAATGGCATTACTGCGTTATCCAAAGGTACTGCGTTATCCAAAGGTACTGCGTTGTCCAAAGGTACTGCGTTGTCCAAAGGTACTGCGTTGTCCAAAGGTACTGCGTTATCCATTTGTATTGTTTATCTATTTTATTTATTAAAATATTTATTTCAATTTTTTAATAATTGTCTCTACTTATATACTCAAACTTTATTGTTTTTGCATTCCAATGCTAAATGATATTATATTATACATTTGAGGTTTAATATCTTTTAATAAAAAAAGAATATTGATTATCTAATAATTGATTATTTTCATCAAAATAATCTTGATGATTATAATTATACAACGTTTTTTCTTCTAATTGTGTTGTTGAATTAAAAATATCAATATTATTTTGACAACATATTTCTTCAAATTGTGATTCAGAATTAAACCAATAATCATTATTTTCTGCTTTATATTTTCCATAAGTTATTCCCAATATGTGTATTGTATCCATAATTTTTCTATTCATAAAATAAATAACATTTTTTCTTAGAGAAATGATATAATTACCATTTTTAATATAATCTTCTAGTTCTTTAAAAAATGTTTCTTCATCTTGAATTGTTAATAAATTACGTAATTGAATTGAATTTGCAAAATTGTTTATATCTACTATTTCATTATAATGGATACGTTTTTCCATAAATACTATATTCATAAAACGCGTTAATGATTGTATAGAATTAAAATCTATATTCTCATTTACTTTATAATATAACTTTTTAATATATTCACTATTTAATCTTGAATAGTCAAATTGAATGATATCCTTTAACACTGTATCTGTTCTAAATCTTAAAACAAAATCATATTTAAAATCATGTTTATTTTCATATTCTTGTATATTTTTAAAAGCCAAATACAGTTGATAATATTCAATCATTGAACCTGAATTAGCAATATACGATTTCCAATTAATATCAATATTTATATCATTTAATAGTTCATTTTTTAATTGAATCCAAGAATCGTCATTATTATCAAAAAAAACGAATGATTTTAAATTATCATTTAATGTTTCTTCAATGAATTTTTTATAATAATCAATTTCATTAGTTGTTTGAATTACTGAAAAAACATGATAATGTTCATTTAAAAGTACATTTTTTTTAAAAAACTGTATTGTTGAATTACACGTTCTTATTTCACCTGTATAAATAATTGCTATTTTAGTCATTAATTAATATTAATTAATATATTTATATTTTCATAATATAAATATATGATGTATTTTTTACAACCATTGAATATATTAATAATCATTATTATATGTTTTGTATTATTTACAACTTTAGGAAGTTATAAAGAAGGGTTTACTGACAATAATAATGATATAAATATTAACGGAATAGAAATAAAAAATACATTATTTTCAGGAAAAAATGGAAATACTGCTAGAATAGTGAGTAATAATGGAAATTATGTTATTATTATTACAGACAAGTCAGGAAAACAAACAGAATATACATTTTCTCCAAAAAATAGTGATTATACAGTCTCTACTTCTGTTGAATCGTATGATTCCCCTACATCAACCAATTTTGTTAAAAATACATATAACAAAACAATCTTTTATGCTGCAAATGGTTCTACTGCCGAAATAATTAAATTAAATGGTACAATTGTCATTCAAATTAGATATCCCAATGGAAATGTAGAGACATTTGCCCAAGATAAAATATATTCCCAACCCACATTTTATCCAAATCAAGCATCTTATTCTTCTACATATTATAATCAATTAGATAATCAAACCATGAATGGCAATTCATCTACGTATAACAGTGTACCTACGTTTAACAATGATTACGATTATTCATCTTCATTGCCTCCTGCAATTCCTGCAAGTCAAATACCATTTGGTCAAGAAGATTTATATATTTTAAAATCAGAAATAGTTCCTCCAGTATGTCCTGCACCGATTACTGCTTGTCATCATAAAACGGATAAATGTGCACCATGTCCCCCTTGCGGAAGATGTCCTGAACCTAATTTTGAATGTAAAAAAGTACCAAGTTATAAACCAGATAATATGGATTTACCTCAACCAATATTAAGTCCATTCTCTACATTTGGAACTTGATCATTTTTTCATTTGAAATGTATCCATTTTTTGAGTTTGAGGAACAATTTTTATGATACATTTTGTTTTTTTTCCATACAAAGGTTTAGAACAACCAATTTCTTTATTTGTCATTTCAGAACAGTTCCTTGCACGAAAATGTTCATATCGTTGTCTTACTTCTTCATAAGATAAGTTTGATTTTTTATGTAACATTTTATTAATTAATTCGTGTAAATTATAAACATATAGAGAAAATGTATATCTATTTTTCATAGATTTTAATGTGATTGGTAATTCTTTGTAATTTTTAACTAAATTTTCTCTACATTTTTTACAAGGCAGTATATATTTAAGATTCAACATAAAATTTAAATAATGTTTTTTATTTTCTTCTGTAGGATTTACAGGATAATTAAAACTAATAATATGGAGAAAATGCCAAATAGCAGGACCCCAAATGGATGTTAAAAATCCATTATTGCTATTAAAATCATTTTCGTTATACAAGTTTTTTTGTGTTTTATTTTTTATATTTTTATTGCGTTTTGTTTTATTTGTCATAATATTCTATAGAAAATAACAAATTCTATAAAAATACTTATATTTTAGCATAAATAAACGCCATTTAATGTGTTTAAATTTAGGATGTTTATAATTCTTTATCGTTCAAAAAAAAAACAATATATATATATATTTATATATGTATTGTATTCGTGATACAATTATTGAATTAGTACGAACCTATTCATTAACTGATGTAAATATGATTTTATTAGCAGTAATATTAGCAGTTGTTGCTCTTATTGCAGTATATTTAATTTATGTTAAAATTGTAATTCCCAAGTTAAAAGACATTTGTAAATTAACTAATTAATTATTTCTTCGTTTGAAAATAATACAAAAAATAATATATAATTATATGTCGTCAAATTCAAGTTCTTTAAAATCGTCGGTTCCAAAGATACAACCCATGAGTAGTATGAAAATGATGGTTATTTATATATTAATCATAAGTTTAGTTGTTTTTGTATGTTATTATGTTTATATTAAATTTTTTTCACCTAAAATTGCAGAATTATATAAACCAAATAATGAACAACTGCCTAAATGGGGAGCAACTACATCAAGCAATGAAGCAGAATTGTTATTTTTCTATGCAACATGGTGTCCTTATTGTAAAAGTGCAAAACCTGAATGGGAAAAAGTAAAGAAAGAATATGAAAATAAGACTATTAATGGTTATAAAGTTATTTTTGTTGATGTTGATTGTACTACTCCTGATAATAAAACAAATAAATTAATGGATACATATAGTGTAGAAGGATTTCCTACAATCAAGTTAAATAAAAATGGAACACAAATTAGTTATGATGCAAAGGTTACATCCGACCGTTTAGTTGAATTTCTTAAAACCGCGTTATAATAAATTTACAGATTGACTCCCCAATTCATATAGAGAAAGTCTCTCTTCTTCGGTGTAAAACATTTCAATAATACTTTTAAATGACCATTGAATAGGAATTGATATTTCGTAATACAATTTTGGTTGTTTTTGTATGTCATTTTTTACTGAAAAATAATTAGATACTATAATTATAATATTATTCAAAATTGTAATTATATAATCAACAACATTTGTTTTTTCATTTACCATTGTTATTTTTTTAAAAGTATTGTAATTATAATTTATACCCAATATTTCTTTTTCTCCATCATTCTGTAAAGATTCATTCTTTAAACATTCTTGAATAGGATAATTACACAAAATTCCTCCATCTATAAAGCATTCGTTATTTCTTATTAGTGGACTCATTATTAGTGGTAATGTAGAAGACATATAAATTGCATCAATAACTGGCAAATCAGGTGTGGTTATATGTGATAATTCTTTTAATACAAATTGATTAATCTCTACTGTATAAAAAAATAATTCAATAGATGTAAGTTGATATAATTCCTTCATGGTTACTTCTGTAGAAAGTTCAATTGTTTGAAAAAATGGTTTAAATAATATAAATGCCGAATTCCTATCATAAACTCCTTTTGAATCGTAAATATTTAATATTTGATTCATATTTATTTTATATGTTTCATGAAAAGGTCGTTTTATAATATAATCTTTTATTACTTCATTAGATACACCTAACTTATGAAAGCAAATAAATAAACCAATAATGGAACCAACTGAAGTTCCATAAATGCTCTTTATGTTTTCTATTTTTAAAATATTTGTTTCAAATAACTGGTGAATTGCTCCTATTCCTGCAAGTCCAGATACACCTCCTCCAGATAAAACCAAATGTTTAATATTCATAAAAAATAATAAAATATAAATTTTATATAAAAATAGTATAACTTGTTTATACATTTTCTTTCATATTATATGGCAAATATATTTACATTAGACAATATAACTGATTTTTCCGAAAAAATAAATTTAGATGAATTATACGAAAAAAAGAAACAATATGATTTACATAGATTAGAATTATACAATAAAATATTAAATCGTATTCATGTTAAAATTAAAACCACATCTAGACAAAAAATAGATGAACCTTTTTGTTGGTTTGTAGTTCCAGAAGTCATTATTGGTGTTCCAAAATATGATAATGGAGATTGTGTTGGATATTTATTTCAAAAATTAAAAGATAATGGTTTTGCCGTACAATATTATCATCCAAATACATTATTTATATGTTGGAATCATTTTGTACCTAGTTATGTAAGAACAGAATTAAAGAAAAAAACTGGGATTGTAGTTGATGAATATGGAAATAAATTAAATGAAGAAAATCCAGATATTACCATTAAAAAAGAAGTTCCAAATGATATCCTATTAAATAATGGAAAACAACCTTCTGTAAATGATAAAAAATACACTCCTATCAATAAATATAAACCAACTGGAAATTTTATTTATAATAAAGAACATGTTACTCATTTAGAGAAAAAATTATTATAATTTACAAGTAAATAGTAAATCCATTCAAATGTATATAATCAATTGAAATATTAATTAAATATTATTATTTAATTAATAAATGTTTTATACATTAATCAATCATATATTTAATTTTTTTAATAACAAAAATAACATTTCATGTTCAACCTCATTAACTAATTTATTAGATATAGAGAATAAATATATTCAAGATTTAAAATCCAAATATTCACAAATACATTTTATAAAAAATGTCCAATCATTTATTATTGATATAAATAAAAAATTTTATTTTAATGTAAAAAGTCATTCTTATATTATATTTCCAAAGCAATCTACAAGTCATCTTCTTTTTGTTCATGGAAATAACACTGGATCATCTATTTGGTTTGAAAAAGGAGCAAAATTAGCAGAAAAAGGATATATTGTTCATTGTATTTCTCTACCTGCTTTTGGTGGTTCTACTGTATCTAAAAAAATATTAGATTTTAATCCAAATGATATTCTTATTTTTTATAGTAATTATATTGCCGAATATATCATAAATAATATAGGAAAAAATAATCCACCACAAATAATAGGAAATTCATTTGGAACTTTTGTAATTAGTTTTTTTGCAACCAAATATCCTCAATTGTGTAAAACAATTACACATGTAAATGAAAATGTAATTCACAGATTAAATAATCATTCTAAAAAATACTTTTTTAAATTGGGATTTTCAAATTATCTAAAAAAAATAGGATATATTATTAATTACTTTTATTTTACTTATTACAGATTCACTTTTGAGACAAACATGTTGTATTATATGAATATTGCCGAAATGAATTGTAGTGATATTTTTGGAGAATACATTATATCAAAATTAATAAATTATAAACATGATTCTATTGAAATCTTTCATGAAAATAATTATATTGATTTACCACCTATTTCTATTTTACATGGTAACAACAATACATTAATATTATTTCGTTGTAATGAAATAAAATATAATTTTCATAATGAAAAAAATCAAATCGTAAAAATAAAATCAATGAATAAACCAAATGATGATAATTTTTTTAATCATTTATTACAGATAATTGAATAATAATTATTTTTTACCTTTTCTATTAGAAAAAAATCCATAAATTACAAAAATAAAAAATATAATTATCAACACAATAATTGAGACATTTATTATTTTCATAAAATTACAATAATATGAATTATCATTAGAATTACATGTAACTACTGTTCCTAAAATACCACTAATTCCTGAACCAAACAATCCACCATTAGACGATGAAATCATTTTTTTTGCCATATATTATAATTATACAATTAAATTTGTATTACTTGGATAACTTTCTCTACAATAACAACAAGAATTATTATTTGTTTGTCTACATCGTTGATAACAATCATTACAAATACTATGACCACAACGAAATGGACTAATAAATCGTGAATTAGATATTTGATTTAAACAAATTGGACATTCTTGTAAAATAAAGTTTATCATTTTTAAATAAAATTCATGTGTTTTAATATGAATATAAAATGGAACTGTTCTATTCGTATTAAATTCTTTATATATAGGTAGACAACTTTGAGTATTAAATGGTAATGTGTTACCATATTCATATTTTATAAAAATGTATTCATCATTATTTAAACCTAATTGTTCTTTTATTTTTTCAGAAATAGTAAGGAACGCGTTTTTAGTTGAAATATTTAATTTGAAATAATAGAATAAAGTGGCAGTATCTGCTTTCTTTATTCCATATTCATCTATATAACTGATTTTTATTGAAATTTCTAATTCAGGAACCATACTCTTGATAATGTTATTGATTTAAATATTGAACAATTTAAATCAATTTTTAATCTAATTCATTTAAATGATTTACTTCTCTAATTGTTCTTTCTATAAATTGTAATCTTTCATTTTTATTTAGAATCCCCATAATAGAGAAAATACTCTACTAGATGGTAATTTATCCAAGTTACGAATATACATGTATGTTTTATAAGTATAATCACTATTATCACAAATATTTTTAGGATAAAAAAAATTTGGTCTAGAATTAGGATGAATAAATGGATTTCTCAATATAATTTTATAAAATTTTGGTATATATCCCCACATTGTGGGAATGTATAAATTCATATATAAGACTATATCATTTATTAACCAATCATAAATTGCATCATTATATAATTGGTGAAAAAATAATATTTTTATTTCATAATAATACAATATAATATTTGTTGAATTATAATAATCTTTTATATCTTCTAACAAATCTTTTGGTTGTTCGTTGTAAAGATATGAACATATTTTATAAACAATATGAATTGGTAAGTTTTTTGTATAAATATCCATTTTATAATACAATATATAATTTAATATTGTTTTGTGGTATATATTTTTTCCAATATATCTTGTAATGAAGTGATTTGATTTGTTGTTGTTTTAAATAAAATATCTTCAATGATTGCTTCGTATATATTGATCCCTTCAATAAAATCTTCTTCACAATGAATATATAAATCAACTATATTTTCTCTACATTCTTCAATCAACTTTTGTAATTTATCTTCAGTCAATAAATGGGATATACGAACAGGATGATTTTTAGATAAATCATGTGTCAAATCAATAAATGTTGAATTTTCATTTTCTATGGTAAACACTTGATTTAAAATAGATAAAAATTTTTGTTGAATAGAATCAATACGTTGAATCATATTTTTTATATTATCGGCATACTTTTGCATCAAGGTTTGATTTGATAAATTGGTTATATTTTCTTCACTTATATCATATTTATCAAAAATATCTTTTTTATGAATTAATTTTATATCAGAAAAGGATTTTATATAATCAGGCATAATTTCTTCTTGTGTAAAAGAAGTATAAAAATCATTTAAATCTTTATTGTATTTTTTTTGGGTTTCTTTAGACATGGAAGTAAATAATCCAGTAGAGAAATCGTAATCACTATCTAAATATAAATTCATTAATTCAGGAATTCCATTTTCTTGAGATAAATTATTACTTTGTATTACAGATGATTGTTTATTCATTAATATATAGAGACGTTGATTACATAAACTATTACTAACAAGATTAGGTTGAACGCCTAATGGAATTTCATTTTTTTGTTGTAATGTTTTTTTAATAATTTGTCCTGTTTTTGGATCTTTATAAACATATTCTGGTGAAATGGTAGTTAATATTGCAGAAAATAAATGTCCTATTTTAACATAAAATTTGGCAATTTGATTACAATTGGATTGTTTATTTTCAGGTAATTCATCTTTTGTGTAATAAAATAATTTTTCATTAGTTGGTTTAGTTTGAAAATCTTGACCAAAACGAATTCTATCTGATAACTGTTTAACTTCTAGTTCAGAATAATATTTATTAATGATTTCACTTGTCAATACTACTAATTTATCACAATATGTTTTGTCATGTAATTTTTTCATATTTTCATAATTCATTGTAAAAATATAATTACATGCAATAAAATCTAATGTATCTATTAAATCTAAACTATTATCTTGATTCTCTATTCCCAATGATATATTGTTTGGATTTAAATTGGAAGAAATTGTATTTCCCATAATTGATAAGTATATTATAAAATTGAATTAAATACATAATTTTCTTATTTAAAGTATTACAAGTCAATGACAACTCATTCATTAACTATCAAAGATCCTTTGACAAAAAGCAAAAAAAATAAAACGGACAAATCAATTAATAAAACGGAATTATGGAATATATTTGATAGTGAAGTTTTTCCTGATAAAGAACAATTGGAATGTGTTTATACTAACTCTGGAAATAGAGAAAATTGTGAATGTTGTAATTTTATGTTGGCGTACTCGGATGAAGGGTTTTTAACATGTACTAATCCCAAATGTGGTATCATTTATAAAGATATAGTAGACCAAACGGCTGAATGGAGATATTATGGAGCAGACGATAATCATAATTCCGATCCAACCAGATGTGGAATGCCAATCAATCCTTTATTACATGAATCTTCTTTTGGATGTAAAGTATTGTGTAATGGAACAACTAGTTATGAAATGAGAAAAATAAGAAGATATACCGAATGGCAATCCATGTCTTATAAAGAAAAATCTCAATATGATGAATTTCAACGTATTACCATCATGTCTCAAAATGCAGGAATACCAAAAGCAATTATTGATGATGCATTTGTATATCATAAAAAAATATCAGAATACGACCTTACATTTAGAGGTGATAATAGAGATGGTATATTGGCAGCTTCTATTTATATTTCTTGTAGAATTAATAATTATCCCAGAACTGCTAAAGAAATTGCCACTATATTTTATTTAGATGTAACTAGTGCAACAAAAGGTTGTAAAAATGCATTACTTATCATTAATGATTTAGAAAAGGACATGGATAATAAAGAAAAAACTACTTTTTGTAAAACGACTCCTGAATCTTTTATAGAACGATATTGTAGCAAATTAAGTATTAATACTGAATTAACACAATTGTGTAAATTTATTTCTATGAAAATAGAGAAAATAAATTACATGCCTGAAAATACACCCAATTCTATTGCAGCTGGCGTTGTTTATTTTATTACTCAAGTATTTAATCTAAACATTACTAAAAGAGATGTAAAAAATGTTAGTGAAATTAGTGAAGTTACAATTAATAAATGTTTTAAAAAAATAGAAAAAATGAAAAGTGAATTAATACCTTTAGGTGTAATGAAAAAATATAATCTTTCTCTATAAATAAAATACAATCACAACTATTTTATTTTATTTATATATAATATTATCTAATATATGTCTTTGTGTTTAATTGCAATGTTTAAAAATGAGTCTCATATCCTAGAAGAATATATAAACCATTATATAAAACAAGGTGTTGATAAAATCTTTTTTATAGATAATGGAAGTAATGATGATTATTTAATCAAATTACAACCATTTATAAATAATAATTATGTTGAACTTGTAATAGATAATAGAAAACATGTACAAACTCATTGTTATAATAAACATTATTTAAATAAATGTAAGAATTATGATTGGGTTATTTTATGTGATTTGGATGAATTTATCTATGCAAGAAGAGGATTTAAAACTATAAAACAATATTTAAATTTATTAGACTACCGTGTTTCAAGTGTATATGTCCCATGGAAAATGTTTTCTTCTAATGGATTAAAAGAACAACCTACTAGTGTTATTAAATCTTTTACTAAAAGAACAAACTATGATAAAAATGAGGGATTTCAAGGTATTATAAAACATAATGGTTTAAAATATAGTTTTATTAAATCCATAATAAGAACAAAGTATCTAGTTAGATTTAATGTACACACACATATTACTTCAGTTAATAACAACATGACATCAAATAATGTTAAAAGATTAAAAGATGAACCTCATGACTTTGCATTAATTGATGAAAATATATTAAAACATTCATACCTACATCTAAATCATTATGCAATACAATCGTATGATTGGTTTATGAAAATAAAAAAAACAAGAGGTGACGTAAATTGTCAAGATGTAGAGAATATACGTGATGAAAAATATTTCCATGATTACGATATAGCTTCTAATGACATTGATGATTTTGAATTATGTAACTTATATAATTAACTTTTTTCTTTATTATAAACACGATTACCATTGTAACCACCTCTAAAATAATCCTTATTGTAGTCGTCATCATCCGCTAATCTTTTTTTTAATGCTTTTAATGTATTTTTAGCAATAATAACATCTTTTTCTATACATTTATAACATTTAAATCCATTAATCATTTTACACATTTCACATTTTTTATCCATTGTTATTTTATCCATTGTTACTATAATATTTAATTGATATTATATTATATCAATTGAATAATGAGTTTTCAAGAAATTATAACATTATCTCTTGTAGAAATAGTAGGTGATTTTGCCTTGAAGGAATTTGCAAACAATGGTGGTTTATTACCATTTGTTATCGGTATTAGTGGATATATTGGCGTTGTTTATTGTTTAATTGTTTCTCTACAAGGGTCGTCTATATTATTAGTAAATGGTGCATGGGATGGAATTAGTGCAATAATAGAAAGCATTGCTGCATACATATTTTTAGGAGAAAGATTTCATAGTCATATTCAATATATAGGACTATTTTTAATTATCATTGGTGTGTATTTATTAAAAATACCAAGAAATAAAAAATTTCCTTATCATTTTCCTAAAATTTAAGTGTTATTTTATTAAAAAAAAATTATTTTATAAATAATATGACTGATTTAGAAATACCAAAACGTGTTTTTATTGTTCCATACAGAAATAGAAAAGAACAAAAATTCTTTTTTTGTAATCAAATGTCATTTATATTAGAAGGTAAAAATGATTACGAAATTTATTTTTCTCATCAATGTGACGAACGACAATTTAATAGAGGAGCAACCAAAAATATTGGATTTCTTGCAATAAAAGAAAAATATCCAAATGATTATAAAAATATTACTTTTATATTTAATGATGTAGATACATTACCTTTTCATAAAATATTTGATTATGATACAATTGAAGGGGTTGTTAAGCATTATTATGGATTTACTTATGCTCTTGGTGGAATTGTAGTGATTAAAGGTGTTGATTTTGAAAAAACAAATGGATATCCAAATTTTTGGGGATGGGGAAATGAAGATAGTGTTTTTCAAAAAAGATGTCTTTTTCATAATTTGAAAATTGACAGAACACAATTCTTTCAAATAGGTAGTCCTGAAATATTACAGTTATTTGATGGTGTAAAACGTTTAGTTTCTCCTAGAGAATATGTACTAGGACAACAAGATAGTATGCATGATGGTCTAACTAGTTTGCATCGTATTAATTATACCATTGACAATGAATCATTGAATCCAGAAGATAATAGATTTATTGTAAATAATGAAAGAATAAAAATCATAAATATATTATCATTTTTAAGTGCAATAAGATTTGCTCAAAATAATTTTTATACTTATGATTTGAGAAATTCAACACGAACCATTATTAAACCAAAACAAGAACAATATACAAAACAACGTGTTGTGACAACAGATGATTGGAAAAATCTTTCAAATGAATCATCACCTAATTATTTATATTCAAAACAATATGCACAGAAAAATAATATTAAACCAAGAGCAACTACTAGTGCAAATATACGATTAGGTGGAATTTATTAATTGTCATTATCTTCCAACATTTGGAGGTAATTGTTCAATAATTTCATCTATTTCTTTTACCATAGCTGGTGTTAATTCAGGAATCATATCTTCAGGTTTCATATAATATTGACAACTTGCATCATATACATATAAAGATTCTAATCCTTTAGAATGATATGTATATGTTAAAACTAATTCAATTAATAAAGATAACCACATTACCTTTCTTGATATTTGTAATAATAACATTTCTGCAAGATCTTTATTATTAAAAAATGATGTTCTTATCACATTTTCATCCATTAAATCGTATCTTTTAAACTCTTTGGTAGAATTATTAAAAACCATAAATATAATCTTAGAATTATCAAGTTCATTTTCAATTGATATTCCTTTATCTATTATTGTATTTATTGGACCTTTTATTGTTTTATTTAATTTTGATAAATCTATTTCTTTTTGATCTTGCTTACGTACTAACATGTTAGTATAATTGCTATAATATTTTTTTATTATGTTATTTCCACATGAATAAAATAGTTTTTCAAATTTTAATGGATTTTTCTTGAAACATTTCTCAAAAATATTTCTATAATGTCTAGTTGAAATTCTATACAACTTTTCTTCTGTTTGAGAATTTATATTAGTTGATACAATTGAATCTCCATGAAATTCATAATCATTTTCTTCGCTATTATAAGATGCAGGGTTTATATTATTCTTGGGTATAAATATAGTATAATATCCTGGTATAGTAAGACTTTTATAATATAATTTGGTATCTCCAACTGGTAGTCTTTTTAATGGAATTGTAATTTTATCACCTTCTGATACATTTATAGGAATTCCACCATGAGCAGTTATTATTAACAAACCAATATTTATATTTTCATTATTAAAGGTATGTGACATTTTAAGAATAGGTGTATTTGAAGAAGTATAGTTTTTACTTTTTTTACTTTATTTTTTTGTGTAAAATCATTCAAACTTTTACGTTTTATCTCATATGACAATGGTTTATGTTTCATTGTTCTCTCTACGATTGGTTTTCTTTTTTTTAATGATTTATTACATTTTAGGGTTCTCATTAATTCATCCAATAAATTTAAACGTATATCTACCGAATAAAAATAAAAATATATTTTTTTTAAATAATCATCTAATATATCCTCTTTGTATATACTTTCAAAATCAATATCTTTAATTTTATCTATATCATATAAATTACTTTTGTGTTTAGTTATTGTATTATTACCATTTGTAGTAAGATAAATAAAATCGTCATTATCACTATCCTTTTTAAATATTTTATTATTTTTTATTAAAAAATCAAGAAAAGGTCTATTATCTTTCTCTAGAATTGATAAAATAGGACTAAATAAAAATGTATTTATTTTTTTTAAAAATAAATCAAATTCAGTATATTGTAATGAATTATCAAATGAATTATCAAATACATATACATAACATTTATATTCTTCTATTTTTGATGTTATAATTAAAAATGCATAAAATAATGTAATATTGTATTTTTTCATTTGAAAATAAATTTTATGGTCGTGTAGAGAAAAATAAATAATAGATGGGTCATATTCATTATAAGTATTTTCGTATTTTAAAGAAAATAAATTATATCCTATTTTCTTTAAAAATAATTTTTTCGCTTTACATTTTTTATAAATAGTTCCATTTAATTCTTCAAATAATATAAACATGTTAAAATAATCAACACGACTATTACTATCTGTAATCTTGGGAATAGGAATTATAAAATCCATATCTAGTCGTAATTGAGATAATGATAATATTGGTGGTGTTGGCGTTGATGGTGTTGATGATGACGGTGAAGGAGACAATGAATGATATATTCGTTCTGGATCTAACTTTAAAATTTTCTCTGAAAACTCGGTTGCATTTTCATTATCTTCAAATTTATGTCCAAAACGCCAAACATTCCAAAAAACAGAAATGGTATTCTCTGGATTCACATAATATAAATCTGCTCCTGATTTTATTAAATAATTAAATATATCAATAAATTTATTTATTTCATCATCATTTACTTCTTCTTTTTCAATAATTTGTTCTAATAATTCTAATAATATATTATTACCTTTATCATTAATATAATGAATGTCAAAATCAAGATTATCAATTATCCTATTTAAATCTTTATAATCTTGTGTTGTTACACTTTTTGATGAAGATTCTAATATCTCTACAATTTTAACTTCTAATTTACGATTATCCATATATTATCAATATATTTTCATTTATTCATCTTATTTTATTTATTTCATATATATATGAAATATATAAATGTTCCAATTAGATATGTTCCAAAAAGTATAACCAGAAAAGATAAACAAAAACAAATAAATATGCTTTTAAAATCAAAAAAATTATATAAAAAAAATAAATATTATACTCGCAAAAATATTTCATCTTATAAAAATAAAAAATCAAATCATGTATTGAACGCTCATAAAATATACAACATTAAAAATATAATACCAAATAAAGAATTATCACAAAAAACAGGATGCAAACTATCCGCGTTAAAACAAATCGTAAAAAAAGGTGAAGGTGCATATTATTCATCTGGTTCAAGACCGAATCAAACACCACAATCGTGGGGATTAGCTAGGTTGGCAAGTTCAATTACTTCAGGAAAAGCAGCTGCGGTTGATTATGATATAATTAATAAAGGTTGTAAGCATAACAAAAAAGCATTTATTTTGGCAACAAAAGCAAAAAATAAATATGGATATGGTCATTCAAAAACAAAAAAAATAAAAATCCATGATTAACCAATTATTTTTTAGTATAAGATTTACTATTTGATTTACTATTTGATTTACTATTTGATTTACTATTTGATTTACTATTATTTGATTTTCTTTTTTTAATTGTTTTTCTTTTTTTAATTGTTTTTATTATGTTGATTATTTTTTGTAATTCAATATTATATTTATTTATATTTATTAATTCATCGTTTATTCTTTTATAATCAATTTTGACACCATTTTTAATCAATAATATACATATTCTAATAATGTCATTCATTTTACTATCTTCTATTATCTGTTGGGGTTCCAACTCCATTTCATTATTTTCCAAATCTTCAATTCTATCATTTAATTCTTTAATAATATACATTAATACATTATCACCTTCTCTATTAATATAATTTATATCTGCTCCTTTTTTTATTAATTCTTCAACAATTGTATAATTTAAATAATATGCTGCATCGAATAAAGGTGTATTACCATTTGGGTCATTATGATAATTAACATCAAATAATGGATGTTCTACAATTCGTATTAAACAATCATTATTAAATATACCAGGTTCATTATTATTATTTCCTTCATCTAATAATATTTCTAAATAATATACAAACGCATTCATAACATTTTCTTGGGTTATTGTAGGTGTACGATATAAATAATTTATAAATTCAACCATTTCTCTTCTTGTAGTTATTGCATCAATTCTTTGATAAATATCCATATATATTACATATCATTTTTTTCAGTCTGTTTTATTTGAATTAATGCTTCTTTTATAATTATTAATTCATCATGTATTTGTACCATTTTAACAATCAAGTAGAGAATTATTAATACTGCAATAATAAAATATATTTCTCTATAAAGAATAAATAATAATGGATAAATATTTATAAATTGAATAGATAAATGACAATTAACACGATACAAGAAAGCAATAATATTGATTGCCAACATTATTTTTATAAGATTTTCTAAAATGGTTTTCATCTTTATTTTTTTGATTCATATATTTGAATATGAATCAAATCAATTTTATATACAATAATAATAATGTTGAATCATTTTTCTCAAGAAGAAAAGAATCATATTTCTCTACTTGTAAGAAAAATAGATTATGAAATTGTAGAGAAAGATTATGATAAATTAATTGAAATAGGCAAGGATGCAGAAAAATATGCATTTAAGGAAACAGGAAATAAAATAATAGATTATTATACTTTTACCCAAAGATTAGAAACAAAAGGAAAATATAATTGTAATTATTTTGATTTTTTAGAGAATATAGAAGAATTCAAAAAGAAAAAATTTATTCAAACAATGATTACCTTTTATGAAAAAATAAAAACAAGAAATCAATATTGTATTTATAAAGAAATATATAATGTTTGTATCACATCAATTAATGTAATGAGACCATTATTTTGTATGCAACTATTTGCTAAATATAATCCCAAAACAGTATTGAATTGTTGTTCAGGATGGGGAGGGTCTTTAGTTGCCTCTTGTGCATTAAATGTGGAGAAATATATAGGGATTGAAATAAACCATCATTTAAAAGAACCTTATGAAAATATGATTTCTTTTTTAAAAAAGAAATCCAAAACAGATGTAGAAATGTATTTTGAAAATGCATTGAATTTTGATTATTCAAAAATAAATTACGATTTTGTATTTACTTCTCCACCTTATTATTTTTTAGAGAAATATGAAAATAATATTATTTATTCTTCAAAAAAAGAAATGAATGAACAATTCTATATTCCATTATTTACAAAAACATATCAATCACTCTCTACAAATGGAACTTTTGTAATTAATGTTTGTAGAGAAATTTATGAAAAAGTATTAATACCTCTTTTTGGAAATGCACATGAAATGATTCCTTATAAAAAACTAAAAAAAAGACAGAGCAATTATTTAGAAATGGCATACATCTGGAAAAAATAAATAATATGTATTATATGGATTTGTGTAAATATAAAAATATATTTGGATATCCAAATGAAGGAATTCATTCATATAGAATATTTGACTTGGCAATTGTTGATATTTTTGCAACATTAATTGCTGCTTTTTTGATTTCTTATTTTTTTAAAATTTCATTTTTTTATACATGTATAATTTTATTCATTTTAGGAATACTTTTTCATAGATTATTTTGTGTGAGAACAACTATTGATAAAATATTATTTCGTTGATAAATAATCGTTGATAAATAATCGTTGATAAATAATCGTTGATAAATAATCGTTGATAAATAATCGTTGATAAAATATCAAATTTCTTTACTCTTTATTTAAATTATGCATGACATAATTTAAAAATAAAATATAAATTTTATCAATGAAAAGTTTCAAGGATATTCAACACGCTTTTTTTATTAATTTGGATACAAGAAAAGATAGAGAAATCTCTACAATCAATGAATTTAAAAAATTAGATATTCCTATTGAACGAATGAATGCAACTAAATTAACTGATAAAAGAGTTGCATGTAGTATGAGTCATTTAAAATGTCTACAAACTGCCAAGAAAAATAATTGGAATCATGTTTTAATTGTAGAAGATGACATTCAATTCTTAGACCCCACTTTATTCATTGAAAATTTAAATAAATTTTTATCTTCAGGTGTAATTTGGGATGTATTATTATTTGCAGGAAATAATATAGCCCCTTATACAAAATATGACGATTGTTGTGTTAAAATAAGTAAATGTCAAACTACAACTGGATATCTTGTATTGAATCATTATTTTGATACAATGATTGATAATATCAAAGAAGGAATCAATCTTTTAATAAAAAATCCAAACGACCATTTTTATTATGCAATTGATAAATATTGGTTTTCTCTTCAAGAAAAAGATAATTGGTATTTAATCACACCTCTAACCGTTGTTCAAAGAGAAGGATATAGTGATATAGAGAATAAAAATATTAATTATTCTTCTCTACTATTAAGTTTGGATAAACCTCGTTTATTTAATAAAAATTGAAAAATTTATTATTGCAAGGACTATTGTTGAAAATAAACCCAAATTTAATTACATTGATTTAATAGATAAATTAAATCTCGTCTAATCTTTTATTTGCAATATGAATATAATCATTATTAATTTCAAAACCAATAAAATCTATATTATTTTTTCTTGCCGAAACACATTCTGATCCTGAACCAACAAAAGGAACAACTAATAAAGTAGATGAAAATTTATTGAATGATGCTTTTATTAAAGTATCACATAAATTTAATGGTTTTTGGGTTGGATGGTCTACACGTTCTTTTTTCCCTGCTCCACCTGCTAAAGCTGGAACCTTTATAACATCTCTTGGCAATGCTCCTTCTTCGTGAGCAGTATAGGTAGTTTCTTTATCTCCATTACTAAATCTACCTACTGTTGATTTTCTAACTTTTCCTGCTGCATTTTTTAAAAATGTTTCTGTATAAGGTTCTCTAACATCATCACGATTAAATATTGGTTTTTCTTTATAACAACATAATATGCTTTCGTGAGTTCTTTGCCAAAAATGAAGTGTTGGTGTTACTTTATTTGTATAATGCCAAATTAACCATCTAACATTACAATTAATACGTGTTCTTATGAATGCAAGATTTTCACTGAACCCATATATATATAAAGTTCCTTGTGGTTTTAATATCCTTAAACATTCGCTAATCCAACAATCACACCATGATAAATAATTGTCCATTGTTTGTTTATCACTATCATTTCCAAAATCCTTTCCAATATTATACGGCGGATCACATATAATAATATCCACACTTTCATTATTTATTTTTTTCATACCGATAATACAATCTTCATTATATATTTTATTTATTTCTAATTCTTGGATTGTTGTTGTATCTTTTGGAATGATTACTTCGTTTTTAATATCTTGTGATGTTGTATCTTTTGGAATAATTAAATCAACCTTTTTCTTCTCAAGCAAATCAATTAATTCTTTTTTATTTTTGGATTTACATTTTTTAATTCCTTTTTCTTCACATTTTACCAAAAGTTCTTTTTTTGATAGTTTGGATAAACTTGTTTCTATTATGAAATCCATTCTTTCAATATACAATTAATATTAGTTATGTAATTAATTCAATTTTAATATAAAATTGAAAAATATTCTTTAATAATAAATGTTATTAAAGAATAAAAAATGTCGTCAATCATTGCTACCCAAATTGTCATGAATAATTTATTTCTTCCAAGAGAAATTATTGAAAACATAAAAGAATATACATTTCATAAATAAAAAGAATTCCAGAAAATGATGAAAGATATCAAATGTTGTATAATATTCAACCTAAGATATACGAACCAACAACGAACCATACATATGTTTATTTAACTATCAACGATGAGAAAGATTATTATATTGTTTATTTAGATTTTGAGATACAAGTTCAAGTATTTAGATATGAAACAAATAGAATTATTTTTATTAATGGTTCAAGATATATAATAGAATAATTATAATACATTCCAAAATAATATTTTATTAGTTGTATCAATATTATATTTTAAACAAGTCTCAAATGCTTTTTTATCGTAATTTGGAGTAGAAGGAAAATCAATCATTATTTTACTTTCTTTATCAAATGGTTTTGGATACTTAATAATAGTTAAATTGGGATATACTTTATCTGGAATAAATTCTGCTCCCACTTGAACACCAAATACTTTTATAGATTCATCTACAGACATTAAGATGCTTGAAATTAATGTTCCTGAACCAATTGCACACCATATTTCATCTGGATTAATTTGTTCTAAAACATGTTTTACTCTATTTGATATTATTTTTTTATTTTCTTCACTATTTGCCCCAAATACAATCTTTTCAACATGTTTTTTATTGATACAATATTCTCTCGCTTTTTTCTCTACTACACTTAAATAACCAAATGGAACTTCAATAATAGTTGCTCCATAATCAATACATTTCTGTGTATTTACATGTTTGTTTATTCTTTTTGCACAAAATATAGTAGCCTTTTTACCTACGGATTTACAATACGCAGACAAGGCAATTTGAAACCCACCATATACTGGACTTGCATATACAAATTCAGTTATATTTGGTTTATCAATTGTATTCATTAAAATACTTTTTGTTCCTCCAACTAATAAATCATCTCTTAAAACATGGATTCCATAATGATTTTCTATTACAATTGGATAATTCATATAATAAAATTGATTAAAAAATTAATAATTTACAATTAAATTATTAATTACTAAAATGGATTTTACAAAAAAAACAAAAGCAGAATTAATTTCCTTTTGCAAAGAAAATAATATCAAGGTTTCTTCTTCTAAAAAGAAAGAAGAAATTATACAAATGATTCATAACCCAACAACAACAACAGTTGAAATACCAAAAATAAAAAGATTAAATTATATTGGTTCTAAATTTCAATTGCTAGATTGGATTACACAAAATATATTGGAACACACAAAATGGACATCTCTTGAAGATAAAATAATTGCCGATTTATTTGCAGGAACAGGTGTTGTATCGTATCATTTTAGAAATTTAAATTCAATTGTGATTTCAAATGATTCCGAGTTGTATAGTCATATTATTACTTTTGCATTTACAAAATCGTGTTTTACAGAAAAATGTAGAGAAATAATTGATTATATACAAAAAGAAATACAAGATAATGAATATATAAATACATTTGGATTTATAACAAAACATTATAGTCCATTTAATTCAAATGAAAGAAAATTCTTTACAGTTGATAATGCACAAAGAATTGATTATATACGCAATCGTATTGAAATATTAAAAGAAACCATTTCTCTAGAAGAATATTATTTTATATTGGCATCACTATTAATTAGTGCAGATGCAGTTAGTAATGTTCCTGCTGTATATGGATGTTATTTAAAAAATTTCAAAGTAAAAGCAATGAAAGATTTAATATTATTACCGATTCATACAAATACAATTTTACCACGTTCTGGAACAAATACTTTTCATAGTGATGTATTAAATACAGAATTTCTTAGTTCATTTGAGACAGATTTGGTTTATTTGGATCCACCTTATAATGAAAGACAATATTCAAAAAATTATTTTCCATTAAATGTCATTGCAAAGAATTTATTTATAGAAGAACCTGTTTTGAAAGGAAAGACAGGAATTCCAACAGATTGTTTTATTTCTTCCTTTTGTAAAAAAGCAGAAGTAGAGAAATCATTTGATTTGTTATTTAGTCAATTAAAAACAAAATGGATATTCCTTTCTTATAATAGTGAAAGTCTTTTATCCAAAGAAAAAATATTAGAGTTAATGGGTAAATATGGTGAGGCATCTTTTGTAGAAAGAGGTTATAAAAGATTTAAATCGTACGAATACAATAATGATGTAGAAATCAAAGAATATTTATTTATTCTCAAGGTCAAATAATATTTTTAGAAAATTTGGATAATATGTAAATGTTCTTTAAATATAATTAGAAAGTTATCATAATACCAACGAATTGCCATATTTGTTCTACTTTTAGAATGAAATTGAAATTCTAGTAATGCAATATTTTTTTCATTTATTTTTATTTTTAATGTGGATGAATTATTCCATTCATTATATTGTTTCGTCCATGTATATTCGTATCTTGACCAATCTATTTCTTGAGTTAATTGAATGTATTGGATTTTATTTCTTTCTTCATGATAATATAAATTGGGACAATCAAATGTATAATTTGTTAATAATGGCAATATAAATAATATATTTAATTGTATATATTCTTTGAGAGATAGAATAGATGTAAAATCAATTCCTATTAAACTACAAAATAAATTAGGTTTGACTTGACCAATACATTGAGGAGCAACTTTTCCATTTCCTTTTTTCATGGTTTTTGCAGAAAGATGACGTGTACCGTCTACAGATGTGAAATCATATCTATTTCCTTTTTGTGCCGTATGAATACATTGTGGAAAGTAATTTTTTAACAAAACTAATTTATCTTTTAAAATATCAGGTTCTTCCATTCCATATTTATATTTTCCAATATATGGAATATTGTATGTTTTACAAATTGCCATTTCAAATATTTTACCAGTATTTTCTGTTTTGAGCATTTTATAAAAACGGTTCATTAATTTTTATTATTTATTTAATAATTATTCAATTTTATAATAAAATGACAACAATAAAAATGTATTATAATATTACAGAATTAAATAAAATAGGATTTTATCCAAAATTAAATATGGTGGATACAAATAGAGAAATATATATTTCTTTTTATCTAAAAGAAATAAATAATGAATATTATTGGATTCAAGAAAACCAATCTGTTATTTATGGTTTTACTAAAAAAAATGGAAAAGAATTGTTATCTTTTTTAAATAAAGAAATGGGAACCAATGCCAAATATATTTTAAATTCTGGTGGAAGAAGAATATATCCTATTAGTAATAACGCTACTTATTATATTTTGGAAAATTATAATAATTAAATTTTTTATAATTAAATTTTTTATAACTAAATTTTTATCCAACCCTCAGGAAATAAATCTTTTGTATTCAAATGTTGATTTTTTTCTTCAAACCATAATGAAGGATAACATACTATTTTATTTTTATTTTGATTTAGATATGCTCCCCACCAACTAAATGTGCTATTTGCAATAATATTATGATTACAACACGACATGAATATCATTTGTTCCCAATCCTTGAAATGAAAAGGACATTGTATAAAAGAAATATTGGATAAATTTTTTTTTAGTTGATTAATAATAATATTTACTTTCTCTACATCTTCTTCTTCACAAAAATATAAAACATTTAAATGAACATTATTTAATTGATAAATCATACAAGTTAATGCTTTAAAATAATATTCATATTTTAAAATATGATAATGTTTTGGTAGATTTATATAATCTCCTATTCTAAAATGAATACTTATAGTTGGATTTATATTATCAATAAATGTATAAAAAATAGTTTTCATTTTATTTAATTTATTTTGAAAACCAATTATATCTAATATTTCTTTTGAATATTCATGAAAATATTTATGAGATTGAAAATAACCTTGTAAATGAATATTTTTTAAACAAAGTTTTGGTAATTCATTATAAGAAAATTCTATTTCTTTTATTGTATTTACATTTTCACTAATAGTTGTAATTGTATATTTTTTCAAATTGTATAAAAAAGTATCCCAATAAGTTTCTCTATTTCCAATCTTTTTATAATAATAAAAACTAAAATCATGATTTTCTCGTAATGCATAGGCAATAGCAGTAAATATTTGAAATAATTGATTTCCTAATCCTCCTTTAACACAAAGATAAATCATATAAATGATTAATTTATATGATTTTATATATTAATATTATTTCTATTTAAAAATCCGTATTCAATTCAAATACATTTTCATCTTTTGTTTTATTTGCCAATGCATAACTACTAACATTACTTTCAAAAAAGTTTGCTTTTGATTCAATAGATATTAATTCCATCCATTCAAAAGGATTGATTACATTATATATTTTATCATAACCCAATTGAATCAATAAACGATCAGCAATAAATTGAATATATTGAGTCATTAATACTGAATTCATACCAATCAAACGACATGGCAACGCTTCACAAATAAATTCACTTTCTATTTCAACTGCTTCTCTAATAATTTCTTCAACCTTTTCTTTTGACAATTTGTGAATTAATTTCTTATAAATCAATACTGCAAATTCGGCGTGTAATGCTTCATCTCTAGAAATCAATTCATTTGAAAAAGTCAATCCAGGCATTAATCCTCTTTTTTTCAACCAATAAATAGAACAAAATGCTCCTGAAAACATGATTCCTTCCACACATGCAAAAGCAATCAACCTGACTGCAAAACTACTTTCTGTATCGTGAATCCATTTTTGTGCCCAATCTGCCTTCTTTTTGATACAAGGAAAGTTTGCAATTCCTTCAAACAATTTATTTTTCTCTACATTATCCTTAATATATGTATCAATCAATAAACTATATGTTTCACTATGAATATTTTCCATTGCAATTTGAAAACCATAAAATGCTCTCGCTTCTGCAACTTGTATGTCATTCATAAATCTTACTGCCAAGTTTTCTAATACAATTCCATCACTTGCAGCAAAAAATGCCAATATAGTAGAGATAAAATATTTTTCTTCATTTGTTAATTTCATTTCCCAATGATTATAATCTTTTGATAAATCAATTTCTTCTGCTCTCCAAAAACTATCTACTTGTTTTTTATACATTTCCCAAATGTCTTCATGTTCAATTGGAAACATTACCAATCGCTTGTCATTTGGAATAAGAATTGGTTCTGCCATACTGATATATATAATACTATATATTTATATTATTTACAAGAGCAACCATTTAATAACACGAATAATTATTTATTTTCTTCTCTACAAGAAGTATATGTGTGAATCTATTATTGTTACATTTGATTTAGCAACAAGAGACCAAGAGATTGAAAGAATAAATCAATTAATTAAACAAAAACAATCCTTCTTAACAGATAAAAGTAGAGAAATAAAAAAAACAGTCAAAGATAATAAATATTTAGAAATTGTAAAAAAAGAATATGATGAATATAATCATCATTTGATTGATACAAAAAAAAAACAATTAGATGCATTTAAAAAATTATTAAGTTATATAAAACATGATGGTTTATTAGAATATCAAACTGAATTACTTTATAAAATAAAACAACTTGAGAAAGAAATTAGAGATTTACGTTAATAAGCCTCTTAATATTGATTTATTATGGTGTCCTCTATTTCCATTTAAACGATTTTTATACATTTCCCACATTTTTCTCTTGAATGCATTTTTATATGTTCTAATGATTACCTTTATCCAAAATGTCTTTAATATTGCAACATATTCACCACCTGATAATGTTATACAATGAGCAATCTCAAATCTTAAATATTGTTTTACTATATTATTATAATTTCTTACTAATGGATGATTAAACAAACGATGATTTATATTGGGTAATCTTCTTCTTACACCTGGTGATTTTAAATAAGATACATCTTTCTCTACTATTTCAAAAATATTATTATGATATAAAGCTATTCCTTCTCCTTCTTCTTCTTCATATTCAGGATAATCTTCTTCCTCATCATCTTCATCTTCTTCTTCATCATCTTCTTCCTCGTCATCTTCTTCCTCTTCTTCGTCATCTATTAAATAATTATATATTTCACGAGTATATGAATTAATTACTAAAAAATGTCCATCTATATTTTTATCACTATTCTCGTCTTTTCCAAATATCAATGGATGAAATAATTCACACACAACAATTCTAAATAGTGGTTTCATAATAAATCAATTGTTATTATTTAACTTTAATTCATATTTATTTCAATTTTATGTTATTATTATATATATGAAGTATCCTTCAAAAAAACTAGGAAAAATAAGTAAATTACCTAATTATCAAAAACTATTGACAAATAAATACATATTGTATTTAGTGTTATTTTTTAGTTGTATATTTTTATTCTCACTTCTTTTAGCCAAAAAAATAAGTCTCATTATTCTATTTTCTTTAATTGGATATGTAATTTGGTTTTATAATAAAAACATGACTGTTGTTTTAGGACTTGCATTAATTATAACTTTTATTGCTAATTTAGGAGTAAAAGTAAAAGAAGGTATGGAAAATAGTAGTAATGACTCTAGCTCAACCACTGATGCAAAATCAACTTCTTCCACACCAAATAATTCATCTACCACAACAAATAATAATACATCTGTTACAAATACAAAAAATAAAGATGATAAACCAAAAACAGAAAATATGGATATTATGAGTAACAAGAAGAGAAATAGAATTGATTATGCATCTACAGTTGAAGATGCATATGATGATTTAAGTAAAATTTTAGGTGGAGATGGAATACAGAGATTAACTGGAGATACACAGCAATTGTTAGAACAACAAGTTCAACTAGTAGATGCAATGAAAAATATGACACCACTTATAGAAACTGCAAAAGGATTATTAAATGGATTAAACATGGATGGATTAAATGGACTCACTGATATTGCACAAAAATTGTTACCAAATAAATAATTTGTATATTTTCATAAGAAATAAATAAATATATTATATATTATGAGTAATGATATTATGGATATTAAATTAAATAATGTAACTGGAAAGTGTGACGAAAAATGCATGTTTAAATATAAATATACTACAAGTCCAACATGTCTTGCAACCAATAATACTACTAACTTTTCACTATCCTATGCAAATAGTTCAACACCTCCTGTTACATTTAATAATACTGACTACCAAGTAGAATTAATATCTTTATATTTTTCTTCGGTTCATTATTATAATGGTAGTTCAACCGAAGGAGAAATTGTAATAACACATAAATCTGTTTCTGCAGGAAAATACTTAATGGTATGTTTACCATTAAGTACAAAAAATGGATTTCCAAGTGATTTATTAAATAATATATTAAATCAGATTTATTCCATTCAAAATGGAGATCAAGACAACATTAAACCAGACGTAGATTACAATTTAAATGATATTGTTAGAGATACTCCTTATTATTATTATAATGATGAAAATAATTATGATATTATTTGTTATGGATTATCTAATGGAATATATGTACCGACAAACTTAATTGATAATATAAAAAATGGTCCGTCATCCATTGCCAATCCAACAACTACTGAAATGTTTCCAAAAGTGAAAACTCTATTTTATAATGCAAAAGGTCCTACAAAATTTAATAATGATGAAATATATATTGATTGTAATCCAGTAAATAGTAGTGGACATGAACAAATATTATTTGAAAATGGTAAAAATAATTTTGAAACAACTTCACTACCTAAAGCACCTCAAAATATGACTCTATTAGAAATAATAGGTATATTTTTATTTATAATATGTTTATTTGTTGCAGGAACGAAAATATATCATAGTGTAAGAGGATCTAAAATGAGTATGAAAAGTATGTTTAAGAGTAAACCTAAATCACCACTATTTGAAACAAATACTGAATTGTTGGAACAATTATTGGCATATTTATTGGAAAAAAGCAAGGAATTAAGAGCAACAGCAGGTGTACCTTCACCTACATCTTAAATAACACCTGTATCTAAAATAGATGCAGCATTATATTGATTATCTAATGTTGGTGTAAAAGAATAACTAGTTGTGTCAGAATTGTAATTATAAATGGGAGCTCTCGTTTTAACAATTTCTTGTTCTAATGTATATGGATATACATTATTATTAATCATTTCGGCATATTTTTTTTCTTCAGTTGGTATATAATTTTGTATTCCATAATTTCCAGATTCAATAGATGATGACATTATTAATTTATATGCAACAAAAAATCCTAAAATTCCTAAAATTGGGTTTGTTTGTGCAAATAATATTATTGCTAATCCAACAACAATTACTTTCCCCCATATTGAATCAATTAAAATTGCTAAACTATATGGTATCTCATATCCCATTATCAAATATATAAAAAATAAAATGATTAATGTTAATTGACCCATGTTTTTTTTTTCAAAAAGCATATTCGTATCAATATTCATATATGATAATGATATTTTATTTCTTATTGTCAATTCATTGGTTTATAAATACAAATAGAGAAATAATGTTTTCTATTTTGTATTCATAAAATTGATATAAATACATTACGTTAATAATGTATTTATAAAAGTTTAATGTCAATGATTCATTCTTATCTAGGAGGAAAAGGATACACCATTTTAAAAAAAGAATTATCTAGAGAACAATTAGAAGAAATTAAAAAAGAATTAATTGCTAAACCAATTGTTGTAAATAATTGTGGACCACAGAATAAACAAAATACATTTCCTATCTATAGAGAATCATTAAATAAAATATACGTACCAAGATATTATGGAATTAAAAAATTTAATAAACCTAAAGAAAATAAATTATCAGATGGTGAAACTATACATCCAGAGTTTATCGGTTCTCTACGTCCTATACAAATTCCAGTAGTTGATGCATTTATGAAAAATATAAATGAAGGAAAAGGAGGTGGTTTATTAGAATTACCATGTGCATTCGGTAAAACAGTATTATCCTTGTATATTTATTCTCTACTCAAAGTAAAAACATTAATTATTGTCCATAAAGAATTTTTATTAAATCAATGGATAGAGAGAATACAACAATTCTTACCCAACACTCGT